AGTTGAGTCACGGTAGGCGAACACTCTCGGCTCGCGAGACGTGTCTCACCGACCCCAGCGACGGTTGGAATCCGGTTCCCACCGCTGCTCCAGTTTTCCGGGGTTTAGCGGTACGGCTGCAACCGACCCGCTCAGTCACTAGCACGCAACTAGCACGCAATCTGGTTGGTACCATCGGCCGCCCTGCAAGGCGGTCGATGTCGTTTGCGAGGGCGTCCAATGCCGCGCGGGCACTGGCGAGACGTTCCGGCGCTACATGCAGGTATCTCCCTGTCGTTCTGCTGTTGGGCATGCGGTGGCCCAGGATTGAGGCGATCTCCAGCTCCGGCACACCGCGGGCCATGAGCTCGGTCGCGACCGTGTGGCGAATGGTGTAGGCGGTCACGTCGAAACCGAAACCCGCCGCGTCCCGCATGGTCTGGAAGGCGCCGGCGATCTTCGCCACCGGCTTTCCTCGATACGCGACAATGTGCCCCTCTGCGGCTTCCACCCACGGGCGGAACCATTGCGGCATCGGTAGCGTCGGCCGGCGCTTCTTGGTCTGCACCCGGCCGGGTGGATTCAGGTTGATCACCCCGCGGTCGAGGTCGCACTGAAACCGGGTGAGCTGCAACGCTGCTTCCGGCCGCGCGGCCGTGGCGATCAGCGTCGCCAGGAAGGCGCGCACATGGTCTGGCATGTCAACGGACCACAGATGCGCCATCTCGGCGACGGACAGCACGCGCTCGCGCCCCTGGCCTTCCTCGACCTTCAGGAAGGGGACAGGGCGGTCGAGCTCGCCATTGTTCCATGCCCAATTCACCGCGGCCTTGGCGGCGCCCATGGCGCGCTTGATGGTGCCGGCGCCGTACTCGCCCCGATGCATCGCCAGCACGGCCTGGCGCTGCGCGTCGAGCGTGAACTCCGCGACCGACATGCCCTCGGGGATGTGGCGCAGCACCACGGCTAAGCTGCGTCGTTGGGCATCGGCGCCGACGATGTGGCGGCCGTGCTGTTGCTGGTATCGCACGAAGACGCGGGCGAGCGTCGCGACGCGGGGATCCTCGCGATCGCCGGCGACGTGCTGGGTGACCCATTCGGCGAGCGCAAGCTCCGCGGCTGCAATATCGTCAGTGCCGAGAGATGCTCGGCGCGTCTGTCGCGCATCGGAGTCGAACCACGTCCGGCACCATTGCGTGCTGCCGGGGCGCTTCGAGAGCCAATAGCCGGCGAGCTGGCCGGGATGTTGTTTTCGCGAGGGCAAGGCGGCACCTCCTGGGCAGCGAGGTATTCATCGAGGAAGGCCTGCCTGTACCGGGGCCGGCCGCCAACCATGGTGCACCGAATCTCCCGGCGCTTGCGGATGCGCTGCATGGTCGCCAGCGAAACGCCGAGACGGCCCGCCGCCTCCGCTTCGGTGATGGGCGGGTCGAAAGGCACCGGGTCAGCCAACGGTCGGCTCCCGTCGCGGCGCCGCGACAGTCTCAGCCCGGGGGTTCCAGCCCTCGATTTCCCGAACCTCATTGCGGTCCAGGATGTCGTTCTGCACGGCGATCGCGTGCGCAGCCCAGCGCGCCGAGTAGTCGCCGCGCATGAGCCCGGACAGGTCGATCTCCAGCATCATCGCCGGGTCGGTAAAGACGCTGCGCGAGAACTCCGCTTCGATCTTCCGCACCCAGGGGCCAAGCGTGAACTGCGCGAACCACAGCGCGGCTTGCTGGGCATTCGTGAAGGTGTTGTGCGTGTAGTCCTGCACGATCGGCGGCGGCACCTGATAGAGGCGGCACAGCTCCTCCACGCTGAAGCGCCGGCTCGCCAACACCTCGGCATCCTCGGGGCTCATGCTGATGGACTGCCATTCGGCGCCGTCCGTCAGCAGCAGGAACTTCCGCGCATTGTGCGTGCCGGTCATGTCCTGGCTCAGACGACCGCGCAGCGCCTTCAGCTGGTCATCGGCCACGCGACCGGGGAACCGCAGCGCGCCACTCGGCGTCGCCGCATTGCGCCACATGGCGCCGGTCCATTCCTGCAAGCCCAGCGCGTTGCCCAGCACCTCCGGCGCGCGCGACAGGCGCGACCGGCCGAGAAGCCCGTCGTCGCTCCGGTCGCGCAGGTGGAACACCTCGCCGGCCAGATACCGGGTGGACTTGCCGATGCCGCCCCACGGCGCCTGGAACGCCACCACGTCATAGGCCAGCGCGCCGTTCGCCAGCAGCACCGGCATCACGTTGCCCCATGGGACAGGACGCAGCGCGATCGGGCGGCCAGCGCCGTCATAGTCGATGATGGACAGCGCGTTGCCCTGTAGCAGCACCTGCGCCAGCGTCCACTCGACCCAATCCGGCCAGGTCTGCGTGGCGTTCGGGCGGCGCAGAAGGCGGCTCACGGGATGCTCGGGCACTTCCACCCGTCCCTTGCCGTCGCGCCTGTAGCAGTAGGCCGGCAGGCTCGCGGTGACGCTGCTGACGGCGCCGACACAGGCCAGCACCGTGGACAGGTTCTCGGCGATGCGGGCCGTCACCAGGTGCCCGGCCGCGGTCGGTCCTGCCGCGAAAGCGGCATCGTAGCCGAGGGACGACGCGCTTGCGGCGCGCGCTTCCGGCTCGCGGCGAAGGAAGCGATCAAGGAAGCCCATCACAGCGCCTCCACGAGGCGGCGGCGCCAGGCGGCGCCATGCGTGGCGCAGCGCGCCGACACGCTGGTTGCCGCGTAGGCCGGGAAGGCCTGCACGATGGACACCTCGATCAGGTCCACCGCGCGCAGCTCGCGCCGATCGGCCGCCGGCCAGGCCTGCGCGCGCGGATGGAACGAGAAGGACATGCCGCCGAGGTCGCGACGCTCGGCCAGCGCCAGCACGTCGCGGCCGAGCTGCGTGTCGGGCACGTCGATCTCGAAATGCAGGCCGCGCGCATCCTCGGCCAGGCGCATCGTGCCGGAGCCCGTGCGGGCAAGCAGCCGCGACGGATCGTGGTCGACCAAGGCGAGCACGTCCGCGCGCTTCTCCAGCGTGGCCTTGAACGCGCCGGGCTTGATGACTTCGGTGAAGCCGCCCACCCGCGCGGGGCTGTCGAACACGGCCGCGTAGCCTTCCAGCCGGCGGCCGGCGGCGCGCAGCTCGGTCGCTGCGCGCCTTTCCATCCCGTTCGGGAACCGGGCGTCGGTCACGGCGTGGTCAGATCCTTGATGGCGGCGAAGGACGCGGCGTGGCGCACGTCGATGTCCACCGTCATCATCGCGCGGATGCTGACGTTGCCCTTGCTGTAGGCCGTGGATTCGTAGGGGTTCACCAGGATGTCGAGCTCCGACCACACCCCGATCAGAAGCTCCGACCAGTCGCCGAAGATGAGCGCGGAGCAGACACCGGAGCTACTCCCCTTCGTCAGGTTGCTCGGCACCAGGTTCGTGACCGCCAGCGGGTAGCCGGCGAGCTTCCCGTCGTCCCCGATGATGAAGCCGGCGTGGGCGTTCTCGAGGTCCACATCCAGCTTCAGCGTCTTGCGGCCCGACTTCACGACCTTCGTGTTGGTCAGGAAGCCGGTGCCATCCGCATTGTCGATTTCCACCTCGGCGATGAGGTCGATGACCTTCTCCCAGCTGATGGGCGCGCCGTCCGTCCCCATGGCCACGCTGCCGATACCGGACGTGCCGAGGATGCCCAGCGGCTGGTTGTCGGCACCGGTGCCGGCGATGGCGGCCAGGTCGAGCGCTTCGGCGAGCTGCATCGCCAGGTCGTTGCGCGCGAGCTGCTCCACGTCCGGCGAAGACTGCTGGATCATGTTCCGCGACCATTCGTGGATCGCGCCGCAGTGCTTCGGCGAAAGCGTCACGGCATCGAAGGTCGGATCGGCCGGCGTGATGGCGGCGTTTTCCGCGACCCAGCCCGTGGTGGTGGAAGCCGTGCGCCGCGGGATGGACACGTTGCCCGACAGGCCGGTCAGCATGGTGGCGCCGAGTGCCCGGACGCGGGTGCGGTTGCGCAGCCGGTCGATGAACAGGTCGGGCCGCTGGTCGGTCGGGATCAGCGCGGTGGCGCTGGTGGTCAGCACGCGCTGTTCGGCCGGCTGCCCCATGCTCCAGAACATGCCCTGCGCCTTGCGGCCGGAGCGACGTTCCATTTCCTGCGAGAGCTCCCGCGCCAGGCCAGCGTTGCGGTCGGTGCCGCCCATCTGCGCCCGCACATTGTCCAGAACGCCCACGCTGCGAACCTCGGCGTCGAACTTGCGATCGCCCAGCGGCTCGCCCTGCATGCGGCGCTCGGCGTCGTCGATCGTGGACTGGACGCTGATGCGCTTCTCCAGCCCGTCGAGGTCGGCCTTCAGCTTGTCGAAGGCGGTCCCCTGCTCAGCGGTCAGGGCCGCGTCGCCGGCGGCGTCGTTGATGGCGCGCAGGTCCGCCGTGATGGCGGCGCGGCGCTCCAGAAGCGAACGGATGCTCATGGTGAATCCTTCATGGGATCGGCCGTCGTCGCGACGGGCGTGGTGGAATGAGTGCCGCGCAGGGAAAGCCGCCCATGCTCGGGCGCCTCCCCGACCCTGCGCGGCCGGCATGCTCGCCATTTTCGGGGAGGGGTCCATGGTCAGCGCGCCTCGGCGTTCAGGCTGAACGTCATGCCTTCGATGTCACTGCGCACAAACAGGTTGCGCATGATCTCGATGCCCTCGGGCGCGATGGTGAAGGATCGCTTGCTCCAACCGCCCCAACTTGCTTTGCGCCAGAACGGCAGGATGAAGTCCTTCAACTCGCCATCGTTGTCCACAAACTGGCCCGTCACCGTCGCGGTGTAACCGTTTGCGGTCTTGGCGAACTCCACCTGCGGTGACTGCCAAGCGCTGTCTCGGTCGAGGACGGTAAGGAAGAAATCGGCAAGCGTGCTTGTCTCGCCCTGCATTGGCAGGGCCGCGAACTCGGCCGCGACGCTCGCCGCTTCGTGCACCTTATCGGCCATCGCCACCGCGGCGAGCAGCGCCAGCACCTTGTCCGCGCCGATCTTCTTGATCGCCCTACCAGACGACTTCGGCAGCAGGTCCGCATCGAGCAGCGCGCGTGCGAACTGATTGACGCGCGCGCGGTCTTCGCCCGTGACGTATGCGACAATCTCGATGGTCTGCTTCACCGTCTGCATGTGAACCTCGCGCTATGGATTTGGTTTTAGACAACCAAAATTCACAATGCAAGAGGTTTCGGGCCGGAACCCGGCCCCGCCGCGCCAACGGCGGGGCAGGCCCGCTTAGGCGCTCGCCTGCGCTTGGACTATCGCTTCCTCGAAGATGGCGGCCGCGGTCGGGCGCTCGGCAACCATGCGCTCCAGCGTCGCCATGTATCGGGCGGAAACCGCATCACAGACGGCGGCCCTGGCACGAAACAGGGAAGCGGCGTCGCATAGGGTGTGAATGAAGGCGATCGTCGCGCGAGCCGACTGAGCGTCGGCTCCGAGCGCAGTAAGCCGATCCAGGGTTGCGTCAGAATCGTCTTGCATGGCGACGCGAGCGAGAAGCAGCGCGTTGAAATGGTCGGCCGACTGAGCCCGCCACGCCTCGTGCGTAGGCAGCGGCGCAAGATCGACGCCTTCCCAGCGGAGGGCGGCCGGCGGCACGACCTTGCGGCGCTGACGCTTTTCGCGGGACGGATTCGGGGATGTATGCTGCTTGGCAGCCATGGTCGTGATCTCCTGGATCGCGGTTGTGGTCAGCTCCCGGGATGGCGTTGGCGCGCCGCCCGGGGGCGCCTGAACCGTAGCGGGTGCCGGGCGCCAGATGCAACAATGTCGGGGCGGCGCAACCGAAAGGAGAACGGCAGGATGGACTTCGTGATGCGCTGGGATGGCAGCTATTTCGGGTGGATCGAAGACGGCGAACTTTTCACCAAGGACGGTCGCCATGTCGCGCGTCGCGTCAAGGGGCGCTTCTATCGGCAGGATGGCAGCTATCTCGGTGAACTTCGCGACGGTCGGTTGATCACTCGCTCGTCGCTTCAGCCACCATCGTTGGGCTTCTTGCCCGCGCGCCTGAAGAGTCTGCCTCCGCGGCTCAGCCCAGCCGTTGAACAGCCCCGCGAATTGCCGGACGGCTTCCAAGCCTTTCCAGCGCCTGACAGCCTCTGATCAAGACGACCCCTCACCCCAACCACCCGACATTCTCGAACGTCGCCGCCGCCGGCTCCCGTGCGGCGAGCCCTACCGCTGTGACAGCCGCCACCAGGGGGTCAATGCGCCCGGTGGCACGCTCCTTCGACAGCTTCCGATTCCCAGCCGCATCCATGTCGATCGCCGCGTTGGCGACAGCCCAGCGCAGGGCCGGGTTGCCGCCGTGCTTGATCTTCGCCTCCAGCACCAGCGCCTCGAAGCTGGTCAGGCTCGGTGACACGTCCCGATAGCCCGCGCCGTGCGGCCGCAGCTCCAGCGGCAGGCCTTCCCGGTCGAGCACGGCCTTCAGGTCGTTGATGCCCCACCGGTCGCAGGCGATGCCCACCAGCTCGAGCCCTTCCACCTGCTGCGCGATCCACGTCAACAACCACACGCGGTCGATCGCCCGGCCGGGGATCTCCACCACCAGGCCGCGGGCGATCCATTCGCGATACGGCGCGCGGTCCTCGCGCTCCTTCTCGCCCACCGCCTGCGCCGGCAGGAATGCCCACACGCGCAGCGCGCCCGTCTCCGGCCAGTAGAGCGCGAAGGCCGTCAGGTCCGCCGCGCCGCTCGCCAGGTCCAGCCCACCGAAGCACGGCCCCTTCGCCTCGGCCGTGCCGGCGCAGGCATCCCAATCCGCCGGCCCGATGAACCGTTCCTCGGCCTGCACGGGCTGGTTGAGCACATAGGCGCGGAAGGCCGGCTCCCGGCTCGGCAGCTGGCGCGCCTGCATCGCCTGCACGCGGATGTCTGCAATGCGCACCGCGTCGGCGTCCGGGTTCGCCGCGCGCCAGGTGTCTTCGGCCCACGGATCAGCCTCCAGCGGTGCGGAGTAGATCGCGCTGGCATAGGTCGGATCGTCGATGGTCCCGTCCGCCACCTGACCGGCGTAGCGGATCATCTCCTCCAGCGGCGAATCCGGGTCGGGCGAGCGCGTGGAGATGGCGAGCAACAGCGGCTCGGCGTGCGCGCCCTGGCCGGTCTGGAGCGCGTCCAGAAGATCGCGGCCTCGCCACTGCGCCACTTCGTCACAGATGGCGACGGTCGGGGACAGGCCGTGCGCCTTGCGATGGTCCGCCGACAGCGCGGCGAAGGTGCTGCCCGTCACCACGTCCTCGACCGTCTTGTTGAAGTCGCGGAACACCAGCCGATCGGCGATCTCGGCGTCCGCCAGCGCAAAGGCGCGCAGCTCGGCATAGAGGATGCTCGCCTGCCCACGATCGGCCGCGGCGCTCACCACCTGCCCGCGCGGCACCGCCTCCGGCCCGACCAGGTGGCACAGCGCCAGCGCGGCGCACAACGTCGTCTTGCCCGACTTCCGGCCCATGGAAATCAGCGCGGTGCGCACCGGCCGGCGCCTGTCCGCGCCCTCGGCATAAATGCGCCGCAGGATGTCCACCTGCCACGGCTTCAGCTTCAATTTCCGGCCGGCATAGGCGCCGGCGGTGATGGTCAGGCCTTCGCACCAGCGGATGACGCGCTCGGCCCGCGTGGCGCCTCCCGCGCGGCGCCTGACGGGCTTTGCCGCCAGGATGGGAACCGCCCTCGCCGGCTTCGCGCCGGGGCCTCGCTTGCCCATCAGCGGCGACCGCGGGGCGAACTAACTGGGAAATCGTCCCCCCACGCGGTCGCCGGCCCCAGCCCTGAGCGATTTCCTGCGTTCCACCAGTGCGCACGATCGCGCGGGGTGCCGTCCGCGCTGCACCCGGCCAGGCGAGGCTCAGCCGTGCCGCGGCGCGCGTTGTGGCAGGTGATGCACCGGCCCACCAGGTTGTGCTGCGCGTCCGCCCCACCCTGCCGGCGCGGGATGATGTGGTCCGCCACCACGCTGCGCGCGCCGCATCCCGCCGTGGCGCATGTGGGGTGCAGGCGCAGGCATTCCGCCCGCAGCCGCCGCCATGCCGGGGACCGGTAGAAGGGATCGCTCATGCCGCTTCCATCGCCCGGGCCAGGGCGCGCAGCTCACTGGCCAGCGTGTGCTTGTCCATGTGGAAGGCTTCCGGGTCGCGGTGCGACGGGGACAGGCGGGCCACGCGCTCGGCGATGTCGGCAACCAGGCGGGCGAGAGGCTGCACCCCGGGCGTCTGCGTCACCCGTGTCACCCCCCTATAGGGGGGGGGTGACGCAGGTGACGCGGATGACGTGCCCCATGCGATGGGTGACGCGATAAGGTGACGTGGGTGACGCAGTCTCATGTCAGCCACACGAGCTGGTCGGTGAGGCCGAGCTTGCCCTTGTCCTTCAACGTGTTGAGCATCTTGTAGAGCGCATTGCGCTCGGCGCCGGTCAGCTTCGCGTCACCCTTCGCGTCACCTATGCGGCCCTTCCGTCGCAGGCCGTCCCGAACCTCGTCCCGGGTCAGCGTCACCCATGGTTTCATGCCAGGAATCGGCACCCGTTCCTTTGCGATGCCGCCCTCGCCGAACACGTCCGCAATGTCGCGCAGCCATCCTCGCTGGGTCTCGGTGAGGCGCGCGCCGTCCGGTCGTTTGGCGTCGTCCGGTGCGTCGGCTTCCTCGGCGAGACAGGTGCGGCCAGGCTCGGCGTAACCGGGCCGCTGCACGTCCACCACGCGCAGCCGGAAGGGCATCTCGGCGCCGTCCGCGTCGTCTTTCGCGTGCTCCACCACCGCCATGGACGGCGCGCCTTCCTCGCCCTTCCTGATGCGCACCACCAGGTCCGCGGCGCCGAGAAGCGCGCCGGAACCGCGGGGCGTCTTGGCCTGCGCGTCCTTCGATCCGTGGTGGATCACCGCAACATGCGGCATGGGATCGCCGCGCCGGCGGCCTTCCTCGCGCAGCTTGTCCAGGCTGGCGATGAAGCCGCCCATGTCCTGCGCGCGGTCTTCGTCCCCGTCGCCGAAGGTGCGGGCCAGCGTGTCCACCACCACCAGCTCGGCGCGGTGCAGCCGGGCGGCGGCGATGAAGTCCTCCAGGTGCTCGCCGGGCGGGCCGAGCTGCATCCGCTGCGCGATCACGGCGAAGGCGTCGCCCGGGTCGCCCATCTCGGCGTGCAGGGCTGCCAGGCGGGTGCCTATGCCGCCTTCGCCCTCCGCGGCGCCGTAGAGCACGCGCACCGGCCGGCGCGGCTCCCTGCCCCACAGGCCCGCCCCTAGCGCCATGCCATAGGCGAGGCGCATCACGACGAACGTCTTTCCGCATTTCGGCGCGCCCCACCATGCCGAGATTTCGCCCGGCGCGATCAGGCCGGGCAGTAGGTATTGCCGCGCCGGCAGGGCGATGGCGTCGGCGACGGAAAGCAGGCGCAGCGCGCCCACCATGCGCGGCGGAACGATCAGGCGCGCGCCGTGCGATGCGAGCACCGTGTCGGGGTCGCGGATTCCATCCATCACGCGGCTTCCCGTGTGGCGTCGTCCCAATCGTCGTGCGGCGGCGCGAGAATGCGTGCCTCGCGTCCGGCGGCGATCCACTGCGCGGCGCAGGCGTTCGCGGCGCCGATGCCGGCCTCGCCCGTGTCGGCGAAGATCGTCAGGGCCTCGATGCCGGGCAGCACGGGGAAGCGCCGGATCGCGCCGGCCGAGCTTGCCGCCCATACCGGGCGCCAGCCCGTGCGCTGCATGACGGCGAGTGCCGTCTCGATGCCCTCGGCGATGCCCAGGCCGAGCGTCACGTCTTCGTCGGGAACGAGGCGAATCACACCAGCTCGGCCGGCCATCATCTTCGCTTGCCCCTCGGCTTTCCAGGCGCCGTCCAAGCGCAGGAAGGTCCGATGCACGCCACACGGCGCGCCGGTTTCAGGGTCGGTCATTGCTGCGACCATGGCCGGCAGGCGTTCCGCGCCGCGTGGGCAGGCTGGATGGAACCGCAGCGGCGCATCGGCCGGCAGCGCCAGGCCGCGCGAGGCGAGATAGGCCTCGGCCAGCGTGCCGGCGGCCGGGACTGCTTCCCGCCAGATGCGGCGGGCGAGGTCCGCCGTCTCGGCGGGGACGCGCTGCGGCTGCGGCGGCGCTACAGGCCGATGGGGCTCGGCGGGCCGTCCACCACCGCCCACCAGGCCGAGCCATGCCAGTGCCCAGCGGTAGGCTTCCCGCATGGGCACGCCTTGCAGGTGCGCCACCAGGGCAAGGGCGTCGCCACCTTCGCCCGCTTCGTGGTCATACCAGGTGCCGCGGCGCGCACCGCCGACATGAACCACGAGGCTGCCCTTGCCTCGGAATCGTAGCGTGTCCTGCTTGGTGAAGGTCGGGTCGTCGCGCGTGAGGGCGCACGCGAGGCCCTTCATGCGACCGGCGAGCTGCGCGGCCAGCTCGGCGGGTGTGACGGTGCACCGATCAGCCATTGGACTGGCCTCCGGCGGGGTGATCGGGTAGAACGCAAATAGCACGCATGGTCTGCGAAACCCTTGGTTCCGCGTGCAGAGATTTGCTATGCAGTGACTACTTATGCCCTTGAAAACGCTTGGCTTTTACTACCTTGCCAAGGTCGGGGTCGAGGGTTCGAATCCCTTCGCCCGCTCCAGTCGGTTTTCCAACCTCATTCTCCGCTCAGCCATAGGTCCCGGTCGGGGCCAGGCTTGGCGGGACTTTGCGCCCGAAGCTCGGGATAGCGACCGGCCCGAGGGCCGCAGTTTGTCTCTCCGGCCGGCCAGTTCTCTCTGCACCTCGGGACTCGGGCGATTAATTCCCAAGCCCACAACGCGTTGATTTTGTTCGTATCCTGATCGGGTGCCACCGCTGCAAGTTGCGGCCGCCTTCGCCTGCCAATGACAACCCGGAGCCAACTCAGGGCGGCGACACTCCCGAGCCGGCCTTCGTATCGGGCCGATAGGTGGCAGCAAAAATGTTGTCCGTCAGGAATTTCCGGAACGAAGGGTCGTCCTGGAACATCTTGAAAAGCTCGACGTGGTCCGCGACGAGGTCGTTCATCGCCCGTTGCAGCGCCGCGTCGTGCTCGATTCGGGCGTTCTGCCGATCGGAATTTCGGACCGCGTTCTGAAACGCCTTGTCCGCGGACACCTTGGCTGGCAACTCCTCGGTGATCACCTTCCGGATCTTGTCCCCGTCTTTCCAGTCGACGTTCCCGAACTGGTCGTTGAACGCATGGATGATGTTGCTCAGTCGGTCCAGTTCGGGCTCCGGCTTTCGGCCGCCGCCACTGGTCGGCACTGGATCGACCTCCGCATCGGTGTCCGGCAGGGCCACAGCCATCGAGGCCTGAACCTCAACCCGGTAGCTGTCCATGTCGACCGCCTCGAGGATGCCCTTCGATAGGTCTTCCTCCCGCGGCGCTGGCAACTTCGGGATCAGGAAATTGAGGAAGGTGGCGAGCTTCTCCCACTCCGCATTGGTGTACGGCAGGATGGACGCCAGAAAGCCGTAGGTCCGAACGAACGCCTTCGCCTTCCCCTTGAAGTCGACCTGCCCATCCTCATCCAGGTCGCTCAGGTATGTGGCGACGCAGGCATCCAGGATGGGGTCCAGAGCATCCCGTGGCGCGCCGGACAGGTAGCGGGCGACGAGGTCGTCAACCTGAGCCGCGTCGTACACCTGGTGGCCGTCGAGCGCGGCCTTCAGGTCGTGCAGCTTATTCGGGTCGGTCTGCTCGCTGAGGATCGTCGTGCGGTAGTAAGGCGCGAAGGAAGCCTCGATCACGTCAGCATCATTCTGGAAATCGAGCACGAAGGTGTCGTGCTTCTTCGGGTGCGCACGGTTGAGCCGCGACAGGGTCTGCACGGCCTTCACCCCGGAGAGCGCCTTGTCCACGTACATCGTGTGAAGCAAGGGCTCATCGTAGCCAGTCTGGAATTTGTCGGCGCAGATCAGGAACCGATACGGGTCCTTCTGGATGCGTTCCTCGATGGCACTGCTCGGGAAGCCGTTCAGCGACGCCTCAGTGACCTTCTGCCCGCCATACTCATGCTCGCCTGAGAAGGCGACGATGGCCTGGTACGGGCTCTTTCGCTCCCGCAGGTAGTCCCGGAACGCGTGAAAGTACTGGATCGCGCGCTGAATGCCGCCCGTCACCACCATCGCTCGCGCGTCACCACCAATTTTCCGTCGAGCGATGACCTGGTCGTGGAAGTGGTCGACCATGATCTCCGCCTTCTGGCGAATCGCGTGCTCGTGCCCCTCGACGTAGCTACGGAGCTTCTTCTTCGCCCGATTGGAGTCGAATTCGGGGTCATCCTCCACCGCCTTGGCCAGGCGGTAGTAGCTCCGGATGGGCGTGTACTGAGCCAGCACGTCCAGGATGAAGCCTTCCTGGATGGCCTGCTTCATCGTGTAGGTGTGGAAGGGGCGGTGCTTCGTGACGCCGCCTTCGGTGAACGGCGTGCCGAACACCTCCAGCGTCTTGTTCTTCGGTGTTGCCGTGAAGGCGAAGTAGCTGGCGTTTGGGAGGACCTTCCGCGATTCCATGATCCGGTTGATCGTGTCTTCGACCGTCTCGTCCTCTTCCTGACCCTCACCACCGGCGCCCGAGAGCGCGATGTTCATCTTGGCAGAGGTGCGGCCACCTTGGCTGGAATGCGCCTCGTCGATGATGATGGCGAAGCGCTTGCCACGATGCTCATCGCCAATCTCGTCGAGGATCACCGGGAACTTCTGCACCGTCGTGATGACGATCTTCTTGCCCGTCTTCAGGAACTCGCGCAGCGCACCCGAGCGATCGGCATGCCCGACGACCGATGCCACCTGAGCGAACTGTTTGATCGTGTCGCGGATCTGCTTGTCGAGCAGCCGCCGATCCGTCACGACGATGGCGGTGTCGAAGGCCAGGCGCCCCGCATGCTCCAACCCGACCAGCTGATGCGCGAGCCAGGCGATGGAGTTGCTCTTGCCGCTACCGGCCGAGTGCTGGATCAGGTAACGCCGACCGACACCATGATCCCCGGCGTGGCGCAGCAATTCCCGCACGACGTCGAGCTGATGGTAGCGGGGGAACACCTGGCGCGGCGGTTTCTTCTTGCCGTGTTCGTCTCGCTCCTCGACGATCTGGGCGTAGTTCTCCAGGATCTCGGTGAGGCGCGGCTTGGTCAGCATGTCGCGCCAAAGGTAGTCGGTCTTCAGCCCCGCTTGGTTGGGCGGATTCCCGGCTCCATCATTCCAGCCCTTGTTGAAGGGCAGGAACCAGGACTCCTTCCCCTTCAGATGCGTGCACATCCGCACCTCGGCATCGTCCACGGCGAAGTGGACGACGCAACGCCCGAACTTGAACAGCGCCTCCCGCGGGTCGCGGTCGCGCTTGAACTGCTCGACCGCGTCCGCGACGGTCTGCTTCGTCAGGCTGTTCTTGAGCTCGAAGGTGGAGATCGGCAGGCCGTTGATGAAGGTCGCCATGTCAAGCGACTGCGTGCTACCATCCTTGGCGTAGCGCAGCTGCCGCGTGACGCTGAAGATGTTGGCGGCGTGCAGCTCGACAGCCTTGGCATTCGCGGCCGAGGGTGTGCCGAAGAACAGCTCCACGGAGACCGGGCCGTCCTTCACGCCGCTGCGAAGCACGTCGATCACGCCTCGCTTCGCGACCTCGCCCTGCAGGCGATGGAGGAACTTGAGGCGCTTGGCCTCCTCCTCAAGCCCAAGCTGTGTGACCGCCTCGGGCTGCGTAGCCCGGAGAAACGCCAGGAGCTTCGGCACGTCTACCACGTGATCGCGGTCGTAGTCCTTCGGGTCGCCGAGCACATAGCCGGCGTCATCGACCAGCGATCGCGCGATGAGCGCTTCGAGGCCCTTCTCGCTGGTGTCGGTACTCACGCCGCGGGCGTGGTCACGCGGCCCGGCAGCCAGCCCTGACCGGCCAGCGTGTCGAGCGCCAGGCCGATCTGCCGCGGCGAGAAGCGGCGCTTCCGCTCACCCCAGCCATGCACGCGAGCGACGATGTCCGCCGGCGTCGCGTCGGGGGCTTCCTTGGCGACCCAGTGCACGGTGGAGAGTAGTTCCAGCCCGAACGGCGTCTCGAAGCCCTGAACGAGGGCAGCCACGCGGTCGAAATGCGCCCGCGTCGCCTCCTCCCCTTCCAGAAAGGTCATGGCGTCGTCGACGGCACCCGGGACGAGGGTGAGCTGCTTGTCCGGGGCGTCGCCGCCGTCGCGGTAGCCCGCGACCAAGTGCCCCTCGACCTGGGCAAGGACATTGCCGAGGTTCTCGGCGAAGGGGCCGTAGGGCGCCTTGGCATATCGCAAGCGCAGGGACTGCCCGGCCTCCTGCATGAAGTACATGAGCTTGTGTACCTCCAGCAGCGTCACGAAGGGGTCCATCAGGCCGCCGAGATAGCGGTGCATCAGGCCGACCAGGGCAGCCCGGCCGGCGGTCATCGGCGGGACCTTGCTTGAGGCCATCCCGCGGCCATCCACGGGGGCGCCGGCGGGCTCGAACAGAATGACCTCAAGGTCGTTGATGCCGCGCAGCGCCTCGACGATGCGCGGCTTGACGTCGCGCCACTCCAAGCCGCCGAGGCCGCTGCCGAGCGGCGGGATGGCGATGGAGCGAATGCCCCGCTCCCGGATCTCGGTGGCCAGGGCGACGAGCCCGCTCTCGATGTCCTCGATCCGGCTATTGCCGCGCCAGTGGCGCTTGGTGGGGAAGTTGATGATCCAGCGCGGCCGGGTCAGCTGTCCGACCTCGACGACAAACATCTGGCCAGGCTGCACGTCGCCCCGGTCGCACGCGGCCTTGTAGGCTTTGAAATTCTCCGGGAAGGCATTCTTGAACTGAAGTGCCACGCCGCGGCCCATGATGCCCACGCAGTTCACGGTGTTCACCAGCGCCTCGGCCGGCTCGGCGAGGAGGTCTCCGATTTTGCTGGTGATCATCCGATTCTCCTCCGCATCAGTAGTACCAGTCCGTTCGGACCTGAACAGGCGGCATATGGTCCGCGCCGTCCAGTATTTCCCTCACGCGCTTCTGCATATCGATGGTCCGAACGCCGATCCTCTCGACAAGAGACCACGGGAAGCGTTCGTGGACGAGAAATTCAGCCTGCTTGCCTTCCTTCACGTCGGATGAGCGGAAATCCGTGGCCTGGACCGCCGTCCAGTTGATATCGCTGAGCTGGCTCAGGTCTTTCCTGAACGACTGATAGTTCGCGCCGGCATTCCCAAGCGAGAAGGCCCACCGTCGCCCCACCTTGTCCGCGCGCTCCACCACGGTGTGGAGGTCCGCTTCAAGCGTGACGATAGGGACTTGGCCGCCCCGGTAATCGAGCCCCGGCGCGTTCCCCATATATAGCAAGTAGAGCATGATCGAGCGAGCACAAAAGTAGAACGGAACGTAGTCCCCGACATAGGTCTTCGGGTGGCAGGTAACCGGCAGCGTGAGCCGGCGGTCCTTGATCCCCTGCATGCCGATGACCGTTCCGGCACCGGCGCGCGCCCTGATGGCGGCGTCGCTGTAGAGTCGCTTGTTCGCCACCACTGAGGCAAGCCGGTCCACATGCAGGATGTGATAGATCTTCGGCTTCGCTGGCGGTGCAGCCGTCATTCATCGACCTCGGCAAGCGCCACGTCGGCATCGTCCTCGTCGTCGGCATCCTCGGCTGTCGTTGCCTCCTCATCCTCCAAAGGCAGAGCTTCGCCGTCGCTCTCGTCGGCAAGCATCGCCAAGGCTGCGGCGCGGACGTCGAGCTTCCCGGTAACTGCGTCGGCGATCAGGCGCTCCCGGTACTCCTCGACCAACTTGATCTCTCTGACGAGCTTTTCAGCTGCGGCAGTGATCTCGCCCAGCACACGGTCGAGGTGGTCAGCGATCGCCTCCTGCTCGGCGGGCGGAGGTACGGGGACCTCAATCGCGCCGAGTTCGGGCTTTGTCACGTGCACGAGGCCGATGATGCCGTGCGCGTTATCCTCGACCCGCTTCGTGACCGCGCGCAGGGCGTAGAAGAAGAACCGGCTATGAAGCGAGAAGCTCTCCAGCTTGAAGATGTGCTGGTTGAGGTACGCGGGAAAGGCCCGATCCCATTCAAAGGAACCGAATGACGTCCCGCGGTTGCCTGACCAAGCGAACAGTAGGTCTCCCGGCTGAATCAGCAGTCGTTCTGGAAGGTCCGCCCGATCTGTGTAGTTGAACTGGTCGCTCCCGTTGAGGTTCTCGATGCGGATGATCGGCGTACCCGCGTCCTTCCAATCCGCGGGCTTGAACGCGAGGCCGTTGGAGAAGCGCGTGAGGTATTTCAGCCGCTTCAACTGCCAATGCGACGGGATCAGCGGGACCGAGTCGACCGGCGTCGCCTTCATGGCCGCGGCCGGATCGACGCCGCGGGTCACCGCGTCGTTGATGATGCCCTGACGACGCTCCTTCAGCACTGCAAGCAGACGGCGCCGGTTCCGGATCAGCCGATTGGTCAGTCGGCCATGCGCGTCCAGGTGATCGGCGATGCGACGCTGCTCCGCTAACGGCGGGCACGGCGATGGCATCTGCTTGAACTGCGCCCAATAGAGGCGGTTGCGATCCGCGACGATGCCCCGTGAGAAGCTCTCGATCTCCCGCATGTAATCGGTGGTGCGAAACAGGTAGGTAAAGTATCGCGGATCAGCATCATCGTAGGGAGCGGCGACCACATAGGCGGGGCTTACCAGCCCGTCCTCTGGCGCAACACCCACTGCGCCCTGCCAGAGCCGCATCATGTTGTAAGCGACGTCGCCCGCGGCCGCGCGCTTGTACTTTGATCGGTCGGCCATCACCTGCTTCCGCCCACCGTCGCCGAAGCTGCGCACGCGCACACCGGTCCGCAGCGACACCTCCAGAATGGGCAGTTCCTCGCGCCCCATCTCGACGCGCTGCGAGAAGATCCGTCCGTTGCGCCGAACATCCCAATGGCTCGGCACCCGCGGCAGCCAAGCAAGGCCGCTGTCACGATACTCGGGATAGGGTGGTAGCCTCGCCCCCATGGCTCAGGCCGCGCTCACAACCTGGCGCAGCAGGTCCGCGGCTTCCCGCTCCAGCGCCAGGATGTCTCGCTCGATCGCAGCCAAATCGCGCAACGGCTTCGGGTGGTGGAAGTGGCGCGTGAAGGAGATCTCGTAGCCGATCTCCGTCCGGTCCTCGTCCACCCAGGCATCCTCCGCGTGCGGCAGCACCTCGCGCCGGATGAAGGCCTCGATGCCGCCCTCCTCCAGGAAGGGCACCTGCTCCGTGTCGCGCAGTTCGGGGTCGGGCTCATACTCCACCACGACCGTGCGGCCACCCAGCTTCTGCTGGTAGCGGCCGTGCAGCGCTTCCTGCTCTGGCTGGGTGCCGGGCTTGGGCTTCGACTGCTTGCGAATGACCGGCGCCGCCTTCGGGTCGCGCCGCCCGAGCACGGCCAGCAGCAGCTTTTCCCGCTTGGTGGTCAGGGATTCATCCCTCGCGGCGGCCGCCGTGCGGATCGCCGCCAGCACGGCGTTGATGTCCAGGTGGGGACCGGCGCCGAGCGTCGGCGCCACTGCCTCAACGAGGTCAGCGAGCACCTCGTCCTTCGCCGCCACCGCGGCGCGACGCAGACTGCGCAGCGAGGCATCATCAAGCCGCGCGGCCAGCCGGAGCGGACGCTCCACAACGACCTTCCAATAGCCGAAGGACGCGTTCGGCAGCACCTTGGTGCGCACGCGCCGCGTCTCACCCGCTGCTGCCGGCTCCGGCAGATTGGCCTGGCTCAGAAAGACGTCCGAGACCTCTCGGATGTCGTCCGGCCCCATCTCGCAATTCTTCTTCCCGAGGTTGCGGCGTAGCGGGCGGGAGCAAGCCGTCGCGTCGATCAGCTGCACCAAGCCTCGTCGCTCATCGGCCTTGCGGTTGCTCAGCACCCAGACGTAGGTCGCGATGCCCGTGTTGTAGAAGATGCCCTCCGGCAGAGCGACGATGGCTTCCAGCCAGTCATTCTCGATCACCCAGCGGCGGATGTTGCTCTCGCCGGATCCTGCATCACCCGTGAACAGCGATGAGCCGTTGTGCACCTCGGCGATTCGGCTGCCGAGCGGCGTGTTGCGCTTCATCTTCGCCAGCTTGTTGGCCAGGAACATCAGCTGCCCGTCCGAGGAGCGCGTGACGAGGCTGAATTCAGCGTCGCCGCCATGCTGGATGACGAAGCGCGGGTCCTTCAGATCCTTCTTGCCGCCCATCCGCTCGAGGTCGGTCTTCCAGCTTTTGCCGTAGGGCGGGTTGGACAGCATGAAGTCGAATTCGAGCGAGGGGAACGCATCGGAAGATAGCGTGGAGCCGTGCTGGATGCGCTCCGCCTCGGCACCTTCGCCCTTCAGCAGCAGGTCGGCCTTGCTGATAGCGTAGGTCTCGGCGTTCACCTCCTGGCCGAAGAGATGCGTGCTGATCTCCTTGCCATGATCTGCAGCGAGCTTGGTCAGGGCCTCTTCCGCGACCGTCAGCATGCCGCCCGTTCCGCATGCGGCGTCATAGATGAGATAGGTGCCGGACTCGATGCGCTCCGCGACGGGGAGGAAGATGAGGTTCGCCATCAGCTCGATGACGTCGCGCGGCGTGAAGTGCTCGCCGGCCTCCTCATTATTGTCCTCGTTGAAGCGGCGAATCAGCTCCTCGAAGATTGTCCCCATGCTGTGGTTATCGAGACCAGGCACACGCACCCGGCCGTCCTCATCCTTCACCGGATAGGGGGACAGATTGACGGAGGGGTGGAGGAACTTGTCGATGAGGGGGCCGAGCGCATCGGCCTCGACCAGCGTGTCGATCTGGTTGCGAAATTTGAACTTGGTCAGGATGTCCTGGACGTTCGGGGAGAAGCCATCGAGGTAGGCTGTGAAGTCGGCCTTCAGCTGCTGCTGCCGCGTTTTCGCTGTGAGGTCGCGCAGCGTGAAGGGCGAGATGTTGTAGAAGGCTTCGCCGGCAACCTGCTTCAGCGGCTGGTCCTGATCCCGGACTCCGTTCTCGTCGAGAAACGCCTTGCGGGCGAGAACCGCTTCCTTCTTCGGTTCAAGTATCGCGTCAAGCCGGCGAATGACCGTCATCGGCAGGATGACGTCACGGTACTTTCCGCGGACATAAACGTCCCGGAGAACGTCGTCGGCGATTCCCCAAATAAAGTTCGAGATATTCAAACCGCTCAAGAATTCCCCCCCCCCTTGCCGCAAGTCCCAGAGGGTGCCGCAGCCGATTCGGCACCTTAGCCTCTTGCCTTGGTCTCCCGCAACGAAGGCGACCTGCTTCCGGAGGCCAAGGCGCTGGCCTGCTCGTGCCAGGATGCCGGGAAGGGCCGAAGCAGAGTTGGCAGGCCGACGTCGCACCGGCCCTCCAGGATAGCCTCGACCAGCTCCGGCGCCAGCAGCGTCAGGCTGAGGAGCTTCCCTAGGAAGGACCGATCCATCTTCTCGGCCGCCGCCAACTCGGTCAGCGATCCGTGGTGGCCGTGGTCAAGCATGCGCTGGTAGCGATGCGCCCTGGCTATTGCCTTCACCAGGGCAGGGTCGGCGCGGGTGGGGGTCGAAGACGAAACCTGCGAATCGGGCATCACGACCGTCTTCCTGCCCGGCCGGTGTCGGATGGCCAGCGGCACCCGGACCGTGATGCTGGTCGCCGTGGTCATGCTGCCGACCTCAGCGCATCGGGCGCGATGGCGCCGAGGTCGCGGACGAGGCCGCCGAGCCCGTCCAGCCGGAGCCGAATATCGGCACCGGCCGGCCCGACCACCACCCGCTCCACCAGCGACCGCACAATCCGCGCCTGCTCCGCGGGGAACAGATGCTCCCAGAGCGGGTCGAGTCGGTGCAGCGCGTCCTGGGTCTCGCCCTCAGTCAGGTCCGGCGCCTCCTTGCGCGCCGCACGCCAGGTGCCAACCACGATCTCCGGCTGGCGCAGCAGCGCCCGGACCTGATCCACCACCGACGGACGATGCTGTCGTCGCCGGCGGCATCGCCCTTCAGTACGCGCTGCGCCACGTAGTAGCGGTAGAGCCGGCCATTCTTCCGGGAATGGGTCGGCGACAGCGCCCGCCCATCCACCCCAAAGATCAGCCCCTTCAACAGCGCCGGCGTCTGCGCACGGTTCTGGTTGGCGCGGACCCGCGGGCTGATCTGGAGGACGGCATGCGCCCGATCCCAGAGCTCCCGCGGTACGATCCCCTGGTGCTCGCCGGGATAGACCTGCCCCTTATGCGCGGCCTCGCCAACATAGGTCCGGTTGTTCAGCAGCTTGTAGACATCGCCCTTGTCCAGCGGTCGGCCCACCTTGCTGGTGAGGCCCTCCTCCCGAAGGTGCTTCACGGTCTCCATGCCCGACCCCGTCTGGGCGAAAATCTCGAACACGCGGCGCACCCGCGGGGCCTCATCCTCATTCACGATCAGCTTGCGCGCCACCACGTCGTAGCCGAGCGGCACCTTGCCTCCCATCCACATGCCGCGGGCGCGGGAGGCCGCGAATTTGTCGCGGATCCGCTCGCCAATTACCTCTCTTTCGAATTGGGCAAAGCTCAGAAGGATGTTCAGCGTGAGCCGGCCCATGCTGGTGGTGGTATTGAAGCTCTGAGTGACGGAAACGAAGGTCACCCCATGCGCGTCCATCACCTCCACCAACTTGGCGAAATCCATCAGTGAGCGGCTGAGCCTATCGATCTTATAGACCACAATCACATCGACCAGGTCGGCCTGGATGTCACGCAGCAGGCGCTGCAACGCCGGCCGCTCCAGGGTCCCACCCGAAAAGCCACCATCGTCATAGCGATCGCGCACCAGCACCCAGCCCTCGGCGCGCTGGCTAGTGATGTACGCTTCGCAGGCGTCCCGCTGCGCGTCGAGGGTGTTGAATTCCTTCTCCAGCCCCTCGTCGGTCGATTTCCGCGTGTAGACCGCGCAGCGGAGTTTCTTCGTGGTGGCCGGCATGGCCGGCTCAATTCGGGCGCGGCGGCTCATGCGTCACCTCGCGCGCGCAGTCCGAAAAACGTCCAGCCGTTCCACCGCGTGCCGGTGATGTGGCGAGCGATGGCGGACAGGGACTGGTAGGGCCGCCCCTCGAATTCGAAGTCGTTGACGCGCACCGTGACCACGTGCTGCACGCCCTGCCATTCACGGAGCAGGCGCGTGCCGGCCAGCGGCCGGCTGTCGGCACGAATGCGGCGCAGGACGACGTTGCCGCCATCCAATTGCTCGCCGAGCGCCACCAGCCGGTCGACGGTCTCGGGCTTCAGCCCGCCATATGCGAGTTCCTGGATCCGATAGGCCAGGCGGCTCTGGATGTAGGCGCGGTTCCAGGGCGGCGGCTCCTTGCCGAACAACTCCCGCCATTGCTCCTTCAGCGTGGCGGTGGGCGCCGCCTGCAGCGCGGCGAGCCGCGGCAGCACCTGCGTCGGTGGAATCTTCGGGATTGTGGGCGCCGGCGCGG